TGCGCTGACCTCGGGAACGTCGACATCTGCCGCGACAGGATCGGCCACCACGTCGAGTGCAGGTCCGCCGTAATGCTGCCCGCCTTGGCACGGCCGGGAATAATCATGGCTCGTGTGATCTTGTCGCCGTCCGTCTCGATCGGCTCGATGGTCAGACTGAACCTGCGCGCTTCGCAGTAGGACATGAGCTGGCGGCACAGGTCGCGCGTGGCACCTTCGCGTTCGTAGGCTCGCTTCTCAATCCCGACCAGGACCGGGCGGTGCAGCAGCAACCACTCGCCGATGTGCTCAACGTGCCGTTCTTCGCTCAGATGTTCACGGAAGGCGTCGAGCAAGTGAATGTGGGGCATGTCGGGCACGCGTTCGACACCACCGAGCAGGCCGACTGTCCAGTCAGACGTGTCGGCGTCCGAGTAGTTCAGATCGAAAGCCGCCACAAGATCAAGAGTGGTTCGATCGATTGGCGGAGTCTGTGAGAACCAGGCCGGGTTGAGCAGCAGGCCCGCACGCGGCGTCGGCGTCTGCTGGAACTGCGCACTGTAAGCGTAGGGGCCGAGCTCGATCTTGCGCCGTTCGATGACCGCGCGAGGGAAACGCTGCTCGATCAGCAACTCACCCTCATGGGTGCGCTGGTCGTGTGGCCGGCCAGTTAGCGAACACTGGCCGGCCACAGTCAAATCGTTGGGTACGGATTCGCTGCTGCGCCCGCGTTCAAGCCCAACTCTATGCTGACCACCCCCTTCCGCCGGCTGCTCGTACTCCATCTTGAGTTCGATGTGATGGATATCCTGGCCTTCACGAGCCAACCAATCGGCGGTGACGTCTTCCTCGTGTGTCCGCTGGCCGATCATCACCCGCACACCGCCCGGCAGCACACGACTCGGGAAGACCTCACGCCAGATCGTCAGCGTGGCCTCGCGTTCGGCGTCTGATTCGACCTTCTTGACATGGTGGGGATCGTCGACACACACCATATGGGCGTGGTGGCCCGTGACTTCGCCCTTGATCGACGTAGCGATGCGCCAACCCGTTTTGTCGTTGACATAATTCCCCTTGACGTTCTGATCGCCAACGAACGCCCATGGCACGCTGACCTGACTTCGATACCAGTCGGTCTGCATGAGCCTGCGGGTTCGCACGGCATCCCTGAGCGCGAGGCCATCGTCGTAAGACGTGGTGAGCCAGCGCGTCCACGGCGCCCAGGTCCAGACCCACCCTGGCCAGAGCACGCTGGCAATCAACGACTTGCTCGAACCGGGTGGCGTGTTGATGAGCAGGTTCGGCTCGGGGAGCTGGCCTGTGCTAACCGCCTCGAGGTGCTCGCACAGCAGATCGATGTGCCACGAGTCGACGAATGGGACGGCTGGCTCGAGGATGCGCCACGCCTGCTGCACGAAGTCATGCAACCTGATCTCGGGATGCGCGTCAGTCGGAGGAGTCCACGGCTCCGTTTCGATGAGACTCAGGTTCGGGGAGTTCTCGGACTGCGTCGGGATCGGCTGGCCGGAAGCCAGCGACCATTCGAATGACGCGGTCCCATTCGGTTTCAGCCAATTCGGCCAGCTGGGATGCGGACTGTTGGCTGATCCAGTTCGAGTCTCCAGTGACTCGGGCACGAGCCGTAATAGACCTGAGGGTTTCCGCGACAGCATCGTAGACAAGCGCGCCTAATTCCTCGCGCGTGCGCGCGTTGGCGCCGTGAACGGGGCCATCCTCCGCCACCCAACGACGGACGGTCTGATAACCAAGGCCAATACGTTCGGCCACGGCATGGATGGACTCGCCGCCAACAACTGCGGCGACAGCTGCTGCTCTAACCTCGGGTGGGTGGGGTTGACCACGTGGCAATGGGCAAAAAGAGAGGCGGCCGTCCTGTAAGGGAACGCCGCCTCAGGTGCGCTGAGGATGGGTTGGGCTACGTTGAGTCTACGGCCGACTCAGGCTGTTTGCCAACGGGCTGCCCGAGATTACCCTCAGCGCAAAAGGAATAGGCCGCGATACCGGCAGCCCAAGCCATGTCCCACTGCTTTCTGAGCGCCGCGACATGGCCGACCGACTCGATCGGCAACCCGGATTGCACGAACCAGGCGTTGAAGAACCGCTCGCGAGCGATGGCCATGTGGTCTGAGTCGAGCCAGAGCGTTCGATTAGCAAAAAGATCATCCTTGGGCATTGCGCGCCTCCGCAAGATCGACGATGTCGTTCAACATACGCTGATAGGCCAACGGCTCCATGCCAACCGCGGCAGCTTCCCGCGGCAAGCCGACCGTGAGCCAGTCGACCACCATCTCCGTGTCGTACTCATCGATTTCAGCCTGAGTCATGCCAAGCACGTCGCGCATGAAGGCGTGCCGCTCTGCCTCGGTCACCATGCCCAACATCGCTCTACAACGGCCGTGGCGCGTTTCAAGGCTTCACAGGCCATCCACGAGACCAGGCGTGGCCTGAGCGCACGCGTAGCGTCATGCTGGCCCATCATCGCTCGGTACTCGTGAGCCATTCCTGCAAGGCCACGACCAATCGCTCGGTCTGTTCGACCGTGAGATGGATGGCCCCGTGATTGTCGCCGTTGGGATTGTCGACGAAAATCCAGACCTTCGGTTCGCTGGCGGCGCTGCTCTGACGCACCCGAACATGCGCGCCGTACGAATCATCGAACGAAGCGTAGTCAGCAAAACCCCGCTCAGTATGACCAATGGGCATGGGGGCTAAAGCTCAGCCAGCTTCCGTTGCAGGTCTGGCGGCAGGTAAATCACTGGCTTGTTACGGTGCGTAAGGACGCGTGGCTCCTGGGGCGATTCGGCCTTGAGTTGCTGCGAAATCGCGTAGGCCAGGCTAAAGCAGACGAGCATGACGTTCTGGAGGCCAAGGTTCTTGTCGGCACTTTCGATCTCGCCGTGCTCGTCGACCAGGACAACCAGCGCGTGTGGCGCGTCGACCGTGCTCAGCAGCATGTCGAGCGTCGCTTTGGATTGAGGCTCAGCACTCACAGGACGGTCTCCTCGTCGGGTTCGACTTTGAAGGCAAGGCCGGAATGGCCTGACTTGTTGGTGTTGAAGGCGCGGAAAATGATTTTGCCATGCCAGTCAGGTTGATCGAACTCAGGACGTTCAGCCAGCTTGAGCACCATCTGCCGACGTCGTCCGGGCGGAAAGATATCGAGGATGGACTGCATGGCACACGACGTCACGCTGGGGTAGGCTCCCGCGCCGGCTGTAATCCGGGCGCCGGCCAATCGTACGCATGGTCGCCAGTGTGGCCTGACGGCAACAGGCAATCGTTGTGTGCCTGGAGCCAGCGGCACTCGGCAGGCGGATCGTCCCACCACAGCCAACCTGAGCCGTCGACGACGGCTGCCCAATGCTCGGGATGCTCACACTCGAAGGGCTCACGGCCCGCGTAGCCAGCATCGATCAGCGCATCGATGAGCGTCTCGCCACAGGTCGTCATCGCTTGCAGCCGCTGGCCCATTCTTCGGGTGTGTGCTCGGCGTAGGGCCGGCCACACACCATGCAGTGGTCTTTGTCTCGGGTCACCAGTCCTCCTTGTAGGGCTTGGCCTCCCGGGCCGGGGAACCCGCCCGAGCCGTCTCCGGGAAAGGGGGTCTGGGGGGAAACCATCCGCCCTTCTAACTGTTGTTGCCTAAGTGTTGCCCTGGGGTAACTAACTACAGTTACCCCTGCACCACAGTTCAACCCGTAAGTGTTGTTGCCATTCTTTCTATAGGGGGCAACACATAAACACTTGCCCATCAGTCGGCTTTCACGGCGTAAAGTTGAGAGTGCCCGCGGCGTTCTTTCTTCACGAACCACGGGTCGTTGCCCAAGAGGGCGGCCACATTGCTGCGGTTCAGCCCAAGTTCATCGGCGACCTCGGAGGCCGACATGGCGCCCACATCTAGCAAGTGCTGCCGCACCGTCTCACGCATAGTCATACGCTTGCCGCGCTCCACTTCAGGGAACTCCCCACGTCGAGCACGGCGCACTAGCGACAGCCCAATGTCGCTGAACTCGAGGGCCATCGTCCACAGCGGCACCCTGCCAATGTCGTTCTGCTTGGTGATCTGCAAGCCGATCCCCAGTGGTCCATCTTCTTCTTGCTCGCTCAGAAGTTGCACCACGACATCGGCGCCAGCCTCGAAGTGGATGCCGCCGTACAGGTGCGACTCATCGGCCCGCGGCGTGTGAGCCAGGCCAACCCATGCGGGGCACATGCGGTTGAGCTGGTCGATGATGCGATTGACCGACTCGTTGGCGTTCAGGTCGCCCGCACCAGCTCGAGAGATCGAGTCGACAAAGACCACGCCGACATCGTTCTCGCCAACGTACCGCTCGGCCGCAGCGGCCACGTCGCTCAGAGACTTGCCGCGGGCGTTGATCGTTGCCAACGGTCGATAGCGAGGCAGTCCGAGCGCAGCGTTGACGTTGCCCAGCCGGTCGGCCACCGACTTAGCGCCACGCTCGAGGTTAATAAACAACACCCGCCGCTTATTCACTGGCTGCCACAGGTGCTCGAGGCCCGCGTCGATACTCACAGCCATGAGTTGCAGCGTGTACGACTTCCCACGGCCGGGTGGCGCGAAGATGATCGCCCCGCCTTCGTTCAGCACGAACGGGTACAGCACGAACTCAGGCGGGTGGGGTTCGATCGTGCCATTCATCTGCACGGGCATCATCTGGCCGATCTGGGCATCCCATAGGCCCGCACAGAACTGGTCAAGGTCGTTCTTCAGGTGCGTCTTGGGATAGACGACGCTCAGCCCGTTCAGGTGCGTGTAGGCGCTATTGGCCAGCCGTACGCGGTCCTCGTCTTTCTCGACGTTGAAGTTCGACCAGGCCAACACGGCGCCGTTACAAACCACCGTCACGCGGCCGTGCACGCCGGTTCGCTCCTGGCGAATGCCCTCCGCACGGAAGGTAATGGCGTGCTCAGCATCGACCTCGCGACACTTCGTGAGTGCGGCCCCCTCGACACCGTAGCTAGAGCTCATCCCTTGCCCAGACTGGCGCTGGCTTTGGGCGGTCTTCCGGGTGCTCCTCGTAATGGGTCGCGCGTTCGCGCAACACCTGGTTCAACGTCTGCCGAATCTCGCGCTCGGGAACCTCGAGCTTTTCCGCCAGTTCGCGGACGTACTGCCCGCGGGCGATCGGCGGCTGATTGAGCAGACTGTCCACCATGTCCTCACAGGCGCGCACCGTACCCTCCAGTGTGGTCAGATCGTGGCCACGGACATCGTCAAGGTGGGCAATCATCCATGACTGCCCGGGGCGTGCGTTGCGAATCATGGCCTCGTATTTCGCGGCTCCGTCATTACTTGCCAGCAGATCGGCCACGTCCTTGTACGGCCGGGGTATCTCAGCCACCCGCACATTCACGCGGTGATCCAATGGCTTGCCCTGGTCGCTGCACATCCCGCAGTGGCACAGCGGCGGCTGGTGTGGCCGCGAGCCACCACAGAACGGACAGACGCACCGTGCAGGTGACATGGGCTACGCTGCCGCCCCTCGCCTCTCCGAGGCGCGTCGTAGTGCGTCAAGACACGGCCACGCACTGCCGCATCGAGAACAGACGACCTGGCTGCGCGGCTGAACCACGCGAGGCGTGTGTTGTTCACCGGCCAGTGCTAGGTGGGCTTTGAGCGTTAGCGCCATCGTCCGTGTTGGCGCGCCGATGTGTTTCTGGAGTAGGCCAGTGTTGGGATTCTGCGCCCTAGCCATCAGAATGGCTGCTCCTCAGCCTTATCGTCCTCAGTCTTCAAGCGATCGAGCGCTTCATTCATGTGCTGCGTACAGAACGGCCTCTCAAATCTCTTGAGGCTGTCTTTGAGCAGTGCTTCCGTCTCGACCTTCCGTCCACACACCGCGCACGGCGTATCGGTCGGCTTGCGC